TCCGCGAACGAGAAGATGAACGGCGGCTTCAGCGGGTCGAGCATCGACCCGTACCTGCGCGTGCTGAACGGCACCGTGGACCTGTACGACGACACCCACTTCAAGGAGCGTGAGGACACCTATGCAGTCATCGCCAACACTGACGCTGGGTAAGGACCTGCTGTGGTCGCTGCTGCCGCACCCGTCGCCCGAGCACGTGGTCCGCACCTACTGGCGGCGGCCGGACGGCACGCGAGGGGGCGACTACGCCCGCACGCAGAAGGAACTGGACCGCTTCATCGAGGTCTGCTTCAAGACTGGCCGCAATGGCTACCTCGCGCCGAACCCCACCAAGTGCAAGACGGGGGACCGCCACGAGACTCTCGACGTGACCCACTGGTCGTGGTTCCTGATCGACGTGGACCCGGTGCAGGAGGAGTGTGACCCGCTGGCGACCCTGAACGAGGCGCTGCTCTGGCTGGGCGAGTGGGCGGGCAAGGACCTGACCCGCAGTCGTCCGACCATCATCGACTCCGGGCGCGGGATGCAGGCGTGGATTCGGCTCGACGACCAGATTCTGACCAGCCACTACGGGGTCCTCCGCGAGGAGATGGTCGATGCGATAATCGAGGGGCGGGGCAACGTGGACCGGAAGACCGCCCGGAAGACCATGAGCCACTGGCTCAAGCGGCTCGACGAGCGGATCGGGCTGATGAACGGCTGCAAGATCGACACATCGTGCTCCGACCTGCCTCGGCTGATGCGCTGCCCCGGGACGACGAATCAGAAGACTGGCCGTACAGCCAGCATTCTGTACCCCGGCGACGGGCCGGTAGCTGGACTCGCCCAGCTACTGGTGACGGGTACGCCCGCCAGCGCGTTCGCCGAGGCGAAGTACGAGGGTGACGTGGGCCGCACGTGGCAGGCCGCCTTCGGGGACCTGACCCGCGCAGCGCAGGACTACCTCACCAAGGGCAAGGAAGAGCCGGGCCGTCACGTGACGGTGTGGAAGACCCTGAAGTCCCTCGCCGAGAAGGGCGTGTACGAGGGCGAGGCCCGGAAGGCCATCGCGTACGCGAACAAGTTGGCCGGAGAGGACAACGAACTGGAGGACAGCGCGCTCGAAACCATCGTGCGTCAGGTTTTTTCCACTTGACAGCCGCCTGTGAATCGTGTACGATAAGAGTCCAACACCCCAACCAAGGAGCAACATGGCAAACAGACTTCGCATCCTGAAGCCCGCCGACCTGCGTGTCTCGCAGAAGGAACGCATCGCCATCTACGGCCGCGCCGGTATCGGCAAGACCCGCATGGCGCTGTCCCTCCCTGCGCGGTACGGCAAGATCGTGTACTACGCGGCGGACACCAACTCCGAGTTCCTCACCTCCATCGACCCGTCGAAGCGCGACCGGGTCTACGTGGTGAAGCCGGAAGGTGACGACCCGTCGGCGCTGTTCATGCAGTTCGCGATGACGAACTGGAAGACCATCGACCCCGAGATCGGGACCGTGGTCGTGGACACCTACACGAAGGTCGCCCTCGACGCCATCCGCCACTCCGCCAACACCGGAGCCGTGACGGCCGAGAAGCACTTCGTGGTCGGTGACCCAGCGAAGGGCGGGCAGGTCCTGCCGAACCGTGGCGACTACATGGCGATCGACTCGCTCTCTCGCGGGTTCCTCGACATGATCTTCACCAAGCAGGCGGACATGCACATCATCTTCCTGTGCCACGAGGACGTGAAGATCGTCGAGAACGTACACGCAGTCGGCGGCCCGGCTCACCCCGGCCGTGCGATGACCGAGTACCTCCCGGCGCAGTTCAACACCGTCATCCGGCTCATCCGCGAGCAGACCCTGATCCCCGGCGCTGATGCGCCCGAGGACGTGGTCATCGCGATCACCGAGAACGACGGCAAGTTCATCGCCAAGGTCCGGACGAGCAACGAGGCGACGGCGAACCCGTTGGCCCGTGTGGTGCTCGACCGCAACCCCATCAACTGGTGGGTGAAGTACGACGCGCTGTTCAACGCCGAGGCTACGGCCCCGGTCACAACCGCCACACAGGAGGTCAAGTAACATGTCCGACAACCAGTTGCCGATTCCGGATTTCGTCGATGTCGATGCCAACGCGGTCGCGGCAGCCGAGGGCGCTGCGAACGATCGTGGCGCTGCTGGCAAGTCGTGGGTTCTCCCCGAGGGCGTGGCCCTGTCGAAGCCGACGGGCGCGAAGAACAAGCGGTACGCCCGCTGGAACGAGCAGGTCACGGTGTCGTCCGCGTACCGGACGGTGACGCAGAAGGGCCTGATCGACGTGGTCGTGATCGTGAAGGCGCGGACGGGGCAGCCGAACGAAGAGAACGGTAACGCCTTCCTGCACTTCTACATCAACCGCGACGTGATGGCCGGGACGGAGACGGACCCGGAGAAGCTCAAGAAGCACAGCGGCATGACGAAGGACTCGTTGGGCACGCTGGCGCAGTTGATCCGGCTGGCGGGCTTCATGCCGAAGGGCGAGGCTGGCCTCAAGGCGAGCCTGCTCTCGCTGATGTTCCCCGCGAAGGGCGAGCCGGGCGCGAAGTCGCGTCTGGATGGCGTGTCGGTGACGGCGCGTCTGTCCTACAGCGAGGAGCCGAAGAAGGTTCAGGACGAGGCCACGGGCGAGTGGACGAACACCGTGGACACCCGTCTCGGCGCGGAAGCGTTCCTTCCGGCGGAGACCGCGTAACCATGAACCACATGCCGAGCAGCTACAACAATCCGCTCACGCGGATGATTGAAGGGCTGTCGGCGCACAACGCAGAGAACAGAGGGTCAGGGGCCGTCGTTACCGGCGCGCCTCTGCCCTCTTCTCGCTCTGCGGCGGTCGGGACCATCGTCGAGCAGCCAGCGCCGATGTCCGAGTCCGAGCGTGCCGAGGCCGATGCCAAGCTGATCGAACTGGGCATCATGCCCGCCGACGGTGGCGAAGGCGGTCTGTACTCCAGCCGTGAAGCTGCCGAGGCAGCAGGAGCCCCCGTGGAAATCCCCGTGACGACGAGCTTCGTCCGCACCGAGCGCGGACCGATCGAGGTCCGACCGTCTGCTGGCCGTACGTCCAGCCCGGTCCGCCTCCCCGACTTCACCAAGGTGGGTGGCATCGACCTGATCCGTGACGTGGTGTATCTGGATGGCATGGAGTTCGCCATCCCGAAGGATCACGCCGACGAGTTCCGTGTCTACGTCATCCAGCGCGTCCGTGAGGTCGTGACCGAGCAGCTTCAGGCTGCCCTGTCCTCGCTCATGCCGCCGACGGTGGAGGTGGTGAGTGGAGAAGACGTGCAGCCGGTGCAAGGAGGCGAAGCCACGAAGTGACTTCGGTGAGCACGCGGCGCGGCCTGATGGGAAGCAGCCATGGTGCAAGTCGTGTCGCTCCCACTACCACACAACGACCCCCGAGATCGCCCGGCGGTTGGTGACCGACCACGGCTACACACGCGAGGAAGCCGATACGCTGGCCCCTCGCTTGGTCGATGACTGGGAAGAGTGCGCCATCTGTGGCGTTCTCGGTTGGCTGGTGAAACTGAACGCCCGCAAGGGCTTGCGGTTCATCGGGGCCGAGCGCCAGAACCGGCACTTCCACCCGGACCGGCTCGACACGAGCCAGCCGCACACGCTGCCGAACACGCGCATCCTCTGCCCGACGTGCAACCTGCGGCGGGGAGCGGCGCGCTTCACTGACCAAGAGGTACTCCGCTGGGTTCGCTCCCAGTGGGAACGCCTGTTCTCCCCGCGCTGGCTCTGGTGGTTGAACACCGAGCCCGGCGAAGGTGGACGGGAACACCGCAACCCCGGGAGACCTTCATGAATGAAGCGATCGGGCGGGCCGATTCACCGTATCTGGTGGTGATGCTGGCCCCGCCCTCGAAGAAGATGATGGACTGGTTCCTCGCCAAGGTGCTGTCGGCGGGGATCATCAAGTCCGACCTCCGCATCGTCTACATGCTCGACGAGCCCCCGCAGGGCGCGAACGGCAAGGGGACGAAGGAGCAGTTCCGCCGTGCGGCCCCGCGCTTCGAGCGCGAGATGGCCGAGTCGCAGCCCCGAGTCACGCTGCCCATGGGCGGCGAAGCCACACGCGCCCTCACGGGCATCCAGCTTCCCATCTTCGACACGCGAGGGTACATCATCCTCCCGAACCTCTTCCGGACGAATCAGGTCGAGGTCTTCACGCAGGTCGGCGTCTACAAGTCCAGCAACAAGACCACCGGCCGCAAGGTCGGGGACCCGAAGATGAAGTGGGAGAAGCAGGCGGCGGCTCCCCTTGCCCCGTCGCCTGTCGTCCCGCTCTTCACTCTCGACCACATTCGGGTCGAGGGCTTCGGGCTCTCGCCGGTCCTGAAGGAGGACCTGCTCCGCGCCCGCCGCATCGCGACCGGCTTCTGCCGCCCGGTCACTGACGCGGCGCGCATCGTTTACACGGTGGACGAGTTCAAGGCCATGAAGTTCCCGCTGTCCCCATGGATCGCGGTGGACATCGAGACCCACGGGATCAACAACGAGGTGATCGACCTCGTCTCGTTCAGCGACGGCGTCACTGCCACCTCGTTCGACTGGTCCGAGGAAGTCCGACTCCTGATGGAGTGGCTCTTCCGGCTGCCGGACGTGTACTTCACACTGCACAACAGCCCCTTCGATCTCCCTCGCCTGCGCGCGAACGGCGTGTTCATCGACCAGAAGGTCGTGGACACCCGGGTGTTCGACACGATGTTCGGGGCCGTGCTGCTCCAGCCGGACCTACACAAGTCGCTGGGCCGCACCGCGTCGCTGTACCTCGACACCTACCCGTGGAAGTGGCGGATGCTGTCGGAGGCGGACCCGAAGCGGTACTCCGCCCTCGACTCGTTCCACACGTCGCTGCTCTGCCAAGTGCAGGCAGCGGTCATGCGGGCGCTGGGCTGCTGGAACCTGTTCATGGGCCAAGGCGGCCACCCGGGTCCCGGCGAGATGGCGACGATTCCTGTGCTGACCGAGATGTCACGCGAGGGGCTGCCGCTCAACGTCAAGTACATCCGCGAGGTCATGCTGCCGAAGCTGGAGCGCCGCAACCTGCGGTACCAGCAACTGTGGACGAAGCACTTCCCCGAGACGAAGGCGTCCTCATCGAAGGCACTCCAGAAGTTGTTCTACGGCGAGTGGGGCCTCCCGGTCCAGCGTAGCCGTGGCGACGGCATCACGGTGGACGAACTCGCCCTCGTGTCGTTGTCGGCCTTCGTCGAGACCCAGCGCCATTTCGACCAGTTCGACGGGCCGTGGAAGCACGACCCCCGATGCAACCGCCGGACCTTCGACCTGCTGATGAAGCTGCGGGACACCGCGAAACTGCTGGGCACGTACGTCGGTCCGACGGCCCTGCTCACCGAGGCGCGCGTGCACCCGTCCTACCTGCCCGTCTCCAAGGACGACGAGAAGGGCGCGAACAAGACCATGTCCTCGAAGGGCAACACCTCGACCGGGCGACTCGCGTCGTTCGGTCCGAACATCCAGAACCAGCCCAAGGCTGCCCGCTGGATGTACGTGCCCGACCAGCCGACCCATGCGTTCGTGCAGGCCGACTACCGGAGCGCCGAGTTGTACGTGATGGCGCAGGTGAGCGGCGACCGCAAGCTGCTGGCCGACCTGTCGAAGGACATGCACCAGTTGAACGCGGACCGTCTCGGCATCACCCGCAAGGTGGCGAAGAACGTGCTGTACGCTTCGCAGTACCTCGCCGGGCCGTCGAAGCAGTCCGAGATGATCCTGAAGCAGGAGCATCTGTACGTGTCGCCCGCCGAGTGCCTTCGCATCTCGCAGGCCATCTGGCAGCACTACGACAAGGCCACCGCGTACAAGGAGCACCTGATCACCCTGTGCAAGCAGAAGAAGTACATCCAGAACGCCTTCGGCCGAGTCCGCTTCTTCCACGCGAACGAGGCTCCGGCGGCCGTGGACTTCATCCCGCAGAGCACCGTTGCGGACGTGCTGTGGTGCGTCCTCAAGCCGGTCTCCGACATGGCGAAGTCGTACGGCGGACGGATGTACACGACCGTCCATGACAGCATCCTCATCGCCGTCCCCGCCGAGTACCGGGACGTGGCGGCGAAGGAGATGGTCACGATCATGGAACAGCGATTCGAGAACGTGGCCCCCGGGTTCTTCATCCCGGTCGAGGTCGAGACTGCGGGACCCGGCGAGCCGTGGGCCTGCGTAAGGAAGGGACAATGAACGAAGAGCAGCCGATGCCGACGGGTGCTGGCACCCGAATCTTCCCCCTCGTGAAGGCGGACCTACTGGCGAGGGAGCAGCAGGGCGTGCGGACCTACGGGACCGACCTCCGGGCGAACAACGGGCGCGACGCGCTCCGTGACGCCTACGAGGAAGCGATGGACATGGTCCTCTACCTCCGGCAGGCGATTCAAGAGCGCGAGGAAGCGAAGGCCCGTAGTGCGTTCGGCGCGGCCGGGCAGGAGGCCGAGGACATCGTGACCGTCGGCGTCCTCACCTCCGAGATGCGGCGCAACCTGCTCGACCTGTCCGGACTCATCTCGTCCGAACTGGAGAAGCAGCGGTTGGCGATCGAGGCGGCGGCGCAGGTCGAGAAGGAGAAGGCCGAGGGTGCGGTGTCGCTCGCGCAGGCTGCGGCGAACGAGGCCGCGAACGTGAAGCTCGACGCGCTCGACGGGCTGATCGAGTCGGTGCCGGATATGATGGGACTCACGCACCATGTGAACATCACGTTCCCTGACGGCACAAAGACCTCGACGACACCGCTGAACGACACGCCGGAGATGCCGAGGGCCGAGACGGCGCGCGAGTTCATCAAGCGGACGACGAAGACCACGGCGGGCAGCTTCATGGTGGATGACCGCGTGTTCGGGTTCGTCGATCAGCCGGTCAGCCTCTGGCCGCAGGACTACAAGCCGCCGGTTCCGCCGGAGAGCATCGCGCAGGAAGCGCACCGGCTGGTGCTGGGCGACCGTGGCGATGCCTACGGACACCCGATCTTCGACATGACGCGCAGCGCGGACATGGTGACCTCGCTCCTGCGTGCGAAGCTGCGGGTGGGCGAGAGGCTCGAAGCCGAGGACATCGGGCAGGTCATGATCTGCGTGAAGCAGTCGCGGCACCGGAACGCGCCGAAGCGTGACAACCTGACCGACACGGCCGGGTACGCGCTGACACTCCAGATGATCAAGGAGTGGCGGGACGCGAATCCCGGGGTGGACCCCCGTGACCGGTTCTAGGAAATGTGACGGGTGCCCCCGGCAAGCGCAGGCGGGCACCCGCTGCATGACCTGCTACATCGACAGGGCGGCCAAGGCGGCCGGGTTTGCCACGCAGGTCTGGTGGACCCGGAAGCGGTCGCGGTTCATCGACGAGATGACCGGGCGGTACGAGGCGGTGGCGATGGGGTTCGAGGTTCCCTCGCCGTTGTCGCTGACCGAGCGGTTCAATCACGGGCAGTCCATCGCGGTGGCGCACAGGATCGCGCAGGTGGTGGCAATCATTCAGCGGGCCGACGCGCTCGCACGGAGGGAACATGGAGCAGCCGACACAGATTCTGCTGGTGGCGAAGCGGACCGAGGATGACAAGTGGGAGGCCGCACTGATGGTCTCCGGCGCGTTCGAGAAGACGTTCACCGACGAGTCGCTGGACGCCATCGTCGAGCGGTCGGTACGCGGGGTCTGGCAGCACGCCTCGATGCCGGTCGGCACCCGGTTCCAGATCGGCATCACGGTGGCGGTGCCCGCGTGACACTGCGCGAACGGCTGACCCTCGATGAGGGATTGCGGCTCACGGCCTACCGGGACACGGTGGGCAAGTGGACGATCGGTGTCGGGCACCTGCTGGGTGATGAGCCCCGCATGTCCCGCATCACCGAAGCGGAGGCGATGGCGCTGCTGGATGCGGACATCGTGACCGCCGAGGTGCTCGTGCAGAAGTTGGTCCCGATGATCCACTTCGACGACTACACGCACGAGTACAAGGTCCGCTTCGAGGCCCTGACCAACATGGCCTTCAACTTGGGCAACCGGCTGGGAAACTTCGTGAAGTTCCTCGCGGCCGTCAACAACAAGGACTGGGACACGGCGGCACGCGAGATGTTGGACAGTGTGTGGGCTGGGCAGGTGGGCGGACGCGCTCGCAGGCTGGCCGACGAGATCAGAACAGGAGTGAAAGCATGAGGTTCAAGAACGGTTCGGCTAAGACGCTGTACATGGTTACCGATCAGGAGACTGGGTCGATCATCGCATTCACGTCTCTCCGCGCTCGGAAGCAGTACCTCGCCTCGTGGCAGCAGCACTCACACCTCGTGCTCTCAACGTACGATCTGCGGGAGGCCAAGTGAAGATCGGATTCGACCTCGACGGCACGCTCGACAAGCCCGCCATCCGCGACCTAGCGAAGGCGCTACTCGCCGCAGGCCACGAGGTGCACATCATCACCGGTATCTTCATCGAGGCCGGGGAGTGGCAGTCGAGCAGCGCCAAGCACGACAAGCTGAATCGGCTGGGCATCGCACACTTCACGAACGAAGAGGTCGGTTGCTGCGACAAGCAGCAGTTGAAGCTGTGCTACGGCGACCCGGAAGCCCCGGCGGCCCAGTTGCACATGCTCTACGCGGTGCCGGAGACGTTCCCCATCGACTACCGCCTGCGCGATCTCGGGCTCCGGAAGGGGAACCTGAGCCAGCAGTTGGGGCTCGACATCTTTCTGGACGACTCCGAGACGTACATGAAGATGATGCCCTGCATGGACGGCAACGTCGCGCTGCTCCATGTCCAGTGACCCGGTAGACTTCTTCACCCCCGGCACGTCCACCTTCACCGGCGTTGAGCCGGGACCGGACGGCCGGAACCACAACGTGATGCGGACGACCTGCAACGGCTGCGGCGCGATCCTCTCACAGACCCACTTCGGTTGCTGCGGGCACATGTCCTGCGGCTTCGGCAGCTTCAACCACGTCTGCAAGGAGAAACCATGAAAGCACTTCTCGTCGCCCTGCTGCTCCTGCTCGCGCTCCCCGCGCACGCCGCCAACACCGCCTTCGCCACCGTCGATCCGCAGGCCAGCCTCCGCAACCCCGTGATGGGCGGCGTCGGCTTCGAGGGCCGCTCGCTGCGCGCCTCGATCGCGTTTGGCAACAACGACCTGACTTCGGGGTCACTTGACCTCTACCGTAGGTCGGGCAAGACGGGCCTCTACGGTGGCATCGGCGTCGTCGCGGACCGCATCGGCGACGAAGACTACACGGTCGTCACCTCCTCGTCCGCCGACAGCGTCGTGGTCCGCAAGCACGACAACGGCAAGCACAAGGGCGACAAGCATGTGCGAGGGGGCAAGGTGGTCGTGCTCAACCGCACGTTCCTCTCCACTGCCTCGCTGCTGGGGCAGGAGTTCGGGCTCCAGTCGTCGCTGTTCATCGGCGTCAGCAACCCGACCGGCCTGTTCGCCGAGAGCCGCGTGCTCTTCAACGGCGACGAGGTGAGCAACCGCGTCAGCGTCGGGCTGCGCTGGTAACGTGAACCTCAAGCGACAGGCGGAGTGGAAACGCCGGGTCCGCCGCCGGTTCAAGCATAGCTTCAAGGGCACGCTTCGCGACATCCAGCAGAAGAACCAAGAGGCGCTGGACCTGATCGAGTCGAAGCACTACATGGAGCGCCGGAAGGAACTGGAGCGCCACACCGCCGAGGTCGTCTGCATGGAAGAACGGATGGCCTCGGTCGCGCGCGAGATCGCCCGGGTCCGGCTGGAGATCAGCAAGACTGCGAGCTACGGCACGCGCTTCATGATGACGGCCACGATGGAGCAGGGGTTCATGATGGGTGCAGCGAACCTCAAGGACATCGGCCCGTACATCATCGAGCACCTCACGGCCCTCATCCGCCGGGAGTTCGCGCAGATCGACTTCACCCGGATGAAGCCGGTGGTGCCTGACACGCAGCCCGGCAAGGACTGGAGGCCGTCGTGGGTGCTCGACTCTCAAGACAACAACCACAGGACCTACTGACCGACATCACCTTCCGCATCTGGATGGGGCTCGTGTGGTTCGAGAAGCCGAAGCTGTACAAGCGGTTCCTGCGGTTCAAGCAGCACCAGTTCGCGGTGGAGGCGAAGAAGGACCTCGTCGAACACATCACGACCATCAACCCGATCGAGACGCCGTTCATCACGGCGCACTCGAAGCCGGTGAACGCGAAGGGCCTGTACCACCAGTGGCTCATGGACGACCTGACCGCGATCCCACCGTACTCGCCGCCGACCGCGTCGATGAACCGGGACCCGCGCTTCGAGGCGTTCCTGAACCGGGTGAGCAACGGCGCACCGATCGTGTGGGCGGTGGAGCACCCTCCGGGGTCCGCTGACGTACCACCGACGGTTAGTCTGATCGACCCGATGTGGTTCCACGGGCAACTGGAAGTCGAGCACCCGAGTGCGTCCGCTCAACTCACGAACGTGGCCCCACAACCGGGCCACACAACCGACACGGGGCCGCGATGAAACGGATGCTGGTCATTGACACCGAGACGGGCGGGTTCGATCCCGCACAGAACGCCATCATCACGCTGGGCGCGGTCATCTTCAACGACGGGCCGGAGGCCACGTTCCACGAGATGATCTACGACCCGACCGGTTACCTCGACCCCGAGGCGCTGGAAGTGAACGGCTACACGGAGGAAGAGATCGGTCGCTTCGGTCTCGGCCCCCTCGCTGCTGTGACCCGCTTCGAACAGTTCCTGCTGAAGAACGAGATGTACGGGAAGATCACGCTGGCGGGCCACAACCTCGCCTTCGACGTGGGCTTCCTGAAGCGCCTGTACTGGTTGGCAGGCATGACGTACGAGGACCGGTTCCACTACGGCGGGCTCTGCACCAAGAGTGCGGCGCTCGTGTTCGAGGCGGCGGGTCGGATCAGCCCCGCTTCCTCGTCCCTCGTGGATGTAGCCCCCGCGATGGGGGTCGCGCCATTGAAGGCGCACAACGCGCTGGCCGACGCGCTCATGGCGGCCAAGGTCCTCAAACGCATGATCGACTCGATCCGCGTCTAACCCCCATCCAAGGAGACTCCCATGCTTCAGATCGTCGTGAACTTCCTCATCGCCCGGCTCACGCCCGCTGACCTGATCGTGGTCGGCGAGTCGCTCCTCACCGCAGGGCACGCAGCACAGCAGAAGCAGGCTCTGATCGCGGACG